GAGTTATTACATGAGGATAAAACGCATTAACATAAATCGGCAGGGCGAAAGCCCTGCGCAATATAGAAGAATATGAAAGAAAATATATTTTTAAAAGCAGTTATAGAAAAACCGTTATTGAATAATGAACCAGAAGTTTTACACCTTTTCGTTCAAATTATCAATGAAATAACTTCTTGTATGTCAGAAGACGAGTTAAGAGGCTGTATGAGCTCTTTAATAGTAAGACACCCTTATTTTAAACTGTTTTTCGATTATGGTTTCGGACATAATCATATGTGGGTGAAAGCATCAGGTTCTTTAGAAAGATTGATATTGGTTGAGTTCTAATCCGGTAGCCTTATGGCTACCACAATATACACGATTATGAAAGCAGATTTAGTTTTAGTTATCAGCCCTGAAGCCCCACTGATGAAGCAACTGGGCAAGGTATTGGGTAAGATGGTAACCCCTTATGACTTCTCTACTATAGAGAGGGGTGAAAAGTACATCACCATACAGCATGATGAAACAGGGCTTGTAGTGGCTTATACGAGTGAAGAAAGATTGAACGTAAAAATGAATTAAGAATGAAGAATGTATTAGAATCTTTGAAAGAAAGTGTCAAGAGTGGCAAAATCACAATCAGAGAGGCAGCTATAAAGCTGCATAAAGCAGGGTGGACGAGTTTTGTAGACGTGGATAAAACGAAACAATTACTTGAATTATGAACTCAATAAATGTAAACGGTTGCAGCGTATGCCAGCCCGGCAAAGAGAATTACACTACCTACGCAACGAAGTTAGGCAGAAAGAGAGTGAGAATGTACCAGTACGATTACCGTACTGAAAGTGGTGAACTCTTTGCTTGTTGTGCGCCTACCTTAGAGGCGTGTAGAGAAAGACGGGACAAATGGCTTAGTTCACGACAATAAGCCAATTGTCGTGTATAACGATTGAAGATATTTCGTTATCTTTGGTTGTGGTAGTACCTTTGGGGTACTATCTTTTATGTATAAATTTTATAACGATATAGTGATATGAAGATTAATTATAATGGTCAAGAGATAGAAGCGTATTCGCTCATAATGACAAAAGAAAACGCTTTAGATATTTTGAATGGTAAAAAGAGCATAGAAACACGTATGCTTAGCGCCAAATATGAGAAGATGTTCACGGACTTTGCGCAAGTTGACGAAAACGAGAAATTTAGAAAAGCTGGACGCGAGCAAGAATGTCAACCTATTTTAAGGACTGATATAGAAGCTATTCATTTTTATAGTACTGGTGCACCATGGACACTTGATGTCGCCATTGATGAAATTGGTATAGGCGAAATAACAGAAGAAGGAATAAAGTTCATGCACGATGAATTTGATTTTCATGATTTCGATGAACAGCTAGAAGATTTCAAGAAAAATCCGCCCGAAGAAGTGCCATTGTTCTATTATTTACATATCTGTGAGATTATTCATCATGATGGATTGAAATAATATAAGCCACTTCGGTGGCTTTACTTATTGGTAAAAAGATTGTTTAATTTAAAATTTAAGATTATGGGAGAAACTTACGCAACTGATGCGAGCGGTAATAAATATCGCACTCGAAAAGACTATGAAGCTGGTCGTTTTCAATCTATGGGTAGAAATGCAGCCCAAAGAGCGAGAATTAATCGTAAGGTAGGTGGTAGGATTGCTTGATGATGAAAAAGGCAATAGATATAATAAAAACTATCGCCGAAAGGACTGACAGGGTTATATTGTTTCACTCGGCATCGGGTAAAGACAGTATAGCCCTTTTAGACCTTATTTCACCATACTTTAAAGAAATTGTATGCGTTTATATGTACGTTGTTAAAGACTTATCTCATATTAACCGTTATATAAACTATGCTTGTAATAAATATCCAAATGTTAAGTATGTGCAGATTCCTCATTTTGCAGTTTATTCCTATAGACGCATTGGGTATATGGGATGCGAGAAAAATGAGAAACAGAAACTTTACAGCATGGCTCAGCTTACAGATATAGTAAGGGAGAAATACAATATTGAGTGGGCTTTCTTCGGCTTTAAGCAATCCGATTCAATGAACAGGCGTTTGATGCTACGTACATACGACATGAACGGAATTAATGAAGCGCAAAAGAAGTGTTATCCATTGTCTGAATACAAAAATAAAGACGTCATGGATTATATTAGCAGGGCTGGTTTAATCAAACCGGAATCATACGATTCCAAGCATCAATCATCCGGAACGGACATAACGGATATTAACTACCTTCTTTTTCTTCGTAATAGATTTCCGGGTGATTTGCAGAAAGTTATAAATGAATACCCTTTGGTGGAACGAAAACTATTTGAATACGATTATGAAAGAACTAAAGCAAAGTGAGACAAGAATTATAAAGCGCTCCAAAATAAATCTGAATCCGATTAATCCTAAAAGGCATTCTGATGAGAGGGTAAAACTGCAAAAGAAGAACTTGCAAAAAGTGGGTTTCCTCGGCGGTATCGTATGGAATGAGAAATCGGGAAATCTTATAGACGGGCATCGCAGGATAAAAGCAATGGATTTGCATTATAAATACGATGGTACTTCCAGCACGGATTACAATGTTAAGGTTGAGGTCGTAAATCTGGATGATAAGGCTGAGAAGGAACAGCTTACATACATGGCCGTGGGAAATACTAAACCAGATATTGATTTGATAGCTGATTACATTAATGATATTGATTACTCCGATGTCGGTTTGAGTGAAGCTGAACTTAATGATATTCTATCCATAAGTGGTATTGATGATATTAGATTGTCTGATTCTTTAGATAATTTGCTATCTTCCCCGGTGAAAGAATCAAAGCGTCTTGATAGAACAGAAGAAGAAAAGAAAGCTCACATGAAAGAGGTTAAGCAACAGGTTAAGGCAGTGGCTAAGGAACGCCAACTCAATGAAGAAGCTTACATAATGCTTTCGTTCTCCTCCTACGAAGCTAAGGCTGATTTTTGTGACCTGCTTGGTATAAGTACAGATGATAAGTTCGCTAAAGGGGAAGGTGTTTTAAAACTGATTGAATAAGTATGGCAAAGCCGAAGTTTGATTTTGATGATGAACAGAACCTAATCCGTATTGAGGGTTGGGCACGTGATGGTTTGGACGATAAGCAAATCGCAGCAAACATCGGCTACAGTGAAGCGCATTTCTCTGTGTTGAAAGGTAAATTGCCTAAATTATCTAAAGCATTAAAAAATGGGCGTGCGCCCATTGATTTTGCCATTGAAAGCAAGATTTATCGTAAGGCTATGGGGATGAAGGTAAAAGTTCAACAGGCTATTAAGGTGAAAGATGTGTTTTTCGATGAAGAAGGTCGCAGATGCGAGAAAGAACGGGTAGAGATTGTGGAATTAGACCAAGAAGTACCACCTGATACAACAGCTGGTATTTTCTGGCTCAAAAACCGTAAGCCCGAACAATGGAATAGACCGGCTCCAAGAGCTGAAGATGATGCATATATTCCAACAGACATAGAGCATGGCATCAACATTGATTCTTGGATTAAAGACAAGCTGAAATGATAGTACCTCAAGAAATTTACCATCCATTATACGAGGATAAGGAAAAATTTATAATTCTTATTACCGGTGGGCGTGGTTCGGGAAAGTCTTTCAATGCTTCTACCTTTATTGAGCGGTTGACTTTTGAAATGACTCCCGTAGAGAAAATAGTTCATCAGATTCTTTACACCCGTTACACGATGGTTTCTGCCGGTATGTCTATCATCCCCGAAATGATGGAGAAGATAGATTTGGACGGTACCACGAAATATTTCAAGACCACAAAGACGGACATAGTCAATAAGATGACTAAGAGCCGTATCATGTTTCGGGGTATCAAGACTTCTTCCGGAAACCAGACAGCAAAACTGAAATCCATTCAAGGCATTACGACTTTTGTCTGCGATGAAGCGGAAGAGTGGACAAGCGAAGATGAGTTCGACAAGATAATGCTCTCCATTCGCAAGAAGGGTATTCAGAACCGAATTATCATTATAATGAACCCATGCGATTCCAATCACTTCATCTACAAGAAATACATTGAGAAAACTCACAAGCTGGTAGAGATTGACGGTGTGCAGGTTCAGATTTCCACTCATCCGAATGTGCTCCATATCCATACTACGTATTTTGATAACTTGGATAACCTTTCTCCTGAGTTCCTGAAAGAGGTGGAAGATATGAAGGTGAGTAATCCTGAAAAGTATGCTCATGTGGTTATCGGCCGGTGGGCTGACGTTGCAGAAGGTGCTGTGTTCAAGAAGTGGGGAATTGTTGACGAGTTCCCGGCTTGGGCAAAGAAAATTGCTTTCGGGCAAGACTTCGGTTATACGCATGACCCGTCTGCTTCCATTCGTTGTGGTATCGTTGATAACGCCCTTTACTTGGATGAAGTGGATTACCGTACTGGATTGCTTTCTTCTGACATCATCAAGACTCTTCGCCCGTGGGGATTGAAAGTCATAGCTGACAGTGCTGACCCTCGATTGATTCAAGAGATACACAACGGAGGAATCAAGATATATGCCGTAGAGAAAGGTGCAGGCTCTATCAATGCCGGAATTGACAAAATGAAAGATATGGAGATTTATATAACCAAACGCTCGTACAACTTGCAAAGCGAGTTCAGAAAGTATGTTTGGGCAAAGGATAAGGACGGGAACTATATCAACGAACCGGAAGACCATGACAATCACGGAATAGATGCTGTACGTTACTATGTATTGGGTGAGCTTCTTGGTAAGATTCAGAAGCCGAAAGATTTAACAGGAATATTCACACATTAAAAATATAAACTATGCCATTGAATTTAGAAGAAATATTAGCATTGCCTGACATCGGGCAGAAGATAAACTACCTGAAGAAAGGTAGGAAGACTGAACTTCCCGACCGTTGCAAACTTTGGGATGATTGGAATCCGGAACGACATGAAATCATGGTTGACAAAAAGAAATATCCGGACAGAAAGGTTCTTGAAAAAGAAGCAGAGAAGCACTTCGATGAAAAAACGGGTAAGACTTATGAAATCGAAGCAAAGTATAAGACTGAACCGGTGAACCGTATCTCCATTCCATTGGAACAGGATATCGTGAACATCCAAACTGCTTTCACGGTCGGCACAGAACCGTCTATGGATTGCATTCCGACTGATGATGATGAAAAGAAGCTGCTGGATGCGGTAAAGGCTGTATTTAAATCCAACAAAATCAAATACCAAAACAAGAAGATTGTCCGTGCCTGGCTCTCCGAACAAGAAGCGGCAGAATATTGGTATGTTACCGATGATGATTCGTTTTGGGCAAAGTTTTGGAAGAAAGTTAAGACTACGTTCGGTGGCAAGGTCAAGCCCACCAAGAAACTGAAAAGCGTGTTATGGTCTCCATTCAGAGGTGATAAGCTATACCCGTTCTTTAACGACGAAGGTAAAATGATTGCTTTCTCACGTGAGTATAAAAAGAAGCTCATGGATGATTCGGAGGTCACCTGCTTTATGACTATCACGGACAAAATGGTTTATCAATGGGATTTGTCTAAAGGGTATGAAGAAAGAACTCCTTTTACTCATGGATTCCCAAAACTACCGGTTCTCTATGCTTATCGTCCTGAACCTTATTGCAAGAAGATAAAGACTTTTCGGGTCCGGTTGGAGAAACTATTATCCAATTATGCTGATTGTATAGACTACCATTTCTTCCCACTATTGAAGCTAATTGGTGATGTAGAGGGTTTCATGGGTAAGGTTAAGGATAGAATGGTCAAACTTACAGGTGAAGGTGCGGATGCCCAGTATCTGACGTGGAACCAAGTTCCGGATACGGTACGTTTTGAAGCAGAAACACTCACTAATATGGCTTATGATATGTCAAACACTCCAAGAATATCCTTTGAGACGTTGAAGGGGGTAGGCAAAGCATCAGGAACCGCTTTCCGCTTTATGTTCATGGGTGCACATATGGCGGTAGAAAATCACGGTGAGGTTATCGGTGAGTTCTTGCAGCGGAGAGTAAATTTCATTGTTTCCGCTTTAGGCTCTATCAATCCAACCGAGTTTAGCAAGGCATCGCAGACCATTGACATAGAAACAGAACTGGTTCCATATATGATTGATGATTTGAATGATAAGGTGACTACTGCCGTTTCCGCTGTCAGTGGTGGCATCTGGTCAACGCGTGAGGGAATCATGTTTGCCGGAAATGCTGATAGGGTAGAAGAGGAACTTGCAGAAATCAAAGAGGAACAAGCAGCAAAGAATGAGCAAATCGGAGATAAGGGAAAGAAAAACGCCTCTTAGTTAGAAAAATTACGGGACTTATAGTTTTAGTATAAGAAAAATAGTTAGCGGTGGCTTCAAAGAGTTGCCGCTATTTTTTTTGCTCTTTTAAATTATAAATATTAGAATATAATTTTGAATTATAGAATTATATATGTATTTTTGTCACACGATAATTGAGTAACCAATGAGAATATTTACCGAACAAGCATTAAAAGAATATGCAGAGAACCATCCCGATTCAAAGGTCGCTTTGCAAGAATGGACTACCATTGTGAAAAGAAGCAAGTGGACCTGTTTTGCCGATATTAAGAAAACGTTTAATAGCGTTGATAGTGTAGGTAATCAACACTATGTTTTCAATATCAAAGGCAATAACTATCGTTTGGTAGTAGTGATTAAATTCACTATTCAGTTTGTGTATATTCGCTTTATTGGTACTCATAAAGAATATGATAAAATAGATTGCGCTAATATTTAGGATTATGACAAAGATAGAAAATCAAGCCCAATATGAATGGGCGGTGAAAAGAGTAGAGGAACTTCTTCCATTAGTGAAAGATGATACTCCTTTGAATGACCCAAATAGCATAGAATTGGAGCTTCTTTCTAATTTGGTTGCTGATTATTCCGAAGAACATTTTGCATTGGGAGAACCAACACTTGTGGATGTTCTTAAACTTCGTATGTACGAAATGGGGCTTAATCAAAAATCACTTGCAAAGTTGGTTGGTGTCAGCCCATCACGATTAAGTGATTATATATCTGGTAAATGTGAACCAACCTTGAAAGTTGCTCGTGAGATAAGCCGGAAGCTAAATATTGATGCAAATATAGTGTTGGGAGTATAAGTATAAGTTTTTGTCGTGATATATTTTAGGCGTGATTCATTCGGTTTCACGCCTTTTTTTATACCATTTTACGACAATCGTTTTATTGTCGTGTATCACCTATCTGATTATTTCTCACCCTCTTTATAAATAGCGAAATTTACCGTAGAAATTTATAAATCAAATTCATACGGTATGACAATCTTAGAACAAATCTTAGCAGGGCTACAACAGAAATTCGCTGGGGTGGACACTGCTATCTTAACCCGAATCGCTACTAAAAAGGCAGAGGGTGTAACGGACGAGACAAAGGTAAACTCTATTATTGAGGGTATCAGCTTTTCGGACGTGCTTAATTCCTATGGTGATTTCCGTGCCGGGGATGCTTCTTTCAAGTCAGTTCAGAACTACGAGAAGAAGCATAACCTTAAAGACGGTAAGCCAGTCGAGACTACCACTACTACCACAACCACCAAAGCGGAAGACAAGCCGGATGATATGGCTACCATCATTGCCAATGCAGTGAGTGCAGCCGTTAAACCGCTTTCTGACAAGCTCGCTCAGTTTGAAACGGAAAAGTCGCAAGCAACCCGGCAGGAGCAGATTATGGCAAAGGCAAAGGAGTATGGTATTCCCGAAAACTACGCCAAACGATGCGCCATTAAGGACGATGAGGACTTGGACGCATACTTCAAGGACTTGAAGCAGGAGTTTGCGAATGACGGCTTTAAGGGTGTAGTTCCTCCAGATACAGCAAAAAAAGAACTGGAGAATGAAACTCAGGCGTTTGCGAAAATGATTGCAGACGACACTAAAGAAATTGTAGAACAACAAAAACAGTGATTTTATGGCAGCAGGATTTAAGTATAATCTTGAACCGGAAGTTGAGCAGGAAGAACGCTACGACGTAGAAACCGGACGCAGACGCAGAGGTCCGTATAAGTTGGACACAACCAACCTCGTTGTCGGCTCGTACTTGCCCTCATTCACACCGATTGCAGCTGACTTGGTGAAGAAAACATCCCAAGTGGCTATCCGTGTGGAAGTATATGAGAAGTTTACGACAGGCTCCAATACCACATTGAAAATCAAGAAACGTTCTTTGGCTTACAAAGGTATGCACTTGGGTAACGGTGCGCATGGAGCGACAATCAACGCTATTGACAAGGCTGACAAAGCTTTTGATAAGCTGACGTTAGCGGCAGACTTTGGAGAAAATCTAGAAGCTGGAACAGTTCTTTACGAAGCGACAGCCGCAGATGGTACAACGCCCAAAGTTATCGCAAATTCAGCTCTGTATGAAAGGAAGCAGGTAGAGGATGGCATAGTATTGGTTTCCCTTTTGATGCGTGCGTTTGAAATCGAACCGACCAAGCTGGTAATGCCTTTCGCAGATATTGACAAGGCGAATATGCCGCACTTCCAGTTTAACGCTTTGGATGTCAAACAAGAAAAAGAAGCCGTATCTATTCCTAAGGCTTCTTCTAGTCAGGACGGTTTGATGAGTAAGGAAGATAAAGTCAAATTGGATGGGGTTGCAGCACAAGCTAACAAGTATACTTTAACAGCAGCTACGACTTCTGCTCTTGGAGGTGTAAGGCAGGCAGCCAAAGTGAATGATGCATCTGGTACGGTGTCGGTAGAAAACTTTAACGGATTATTGACAGCGTTGAAAAACGCAGGTATAATGGCAAAATAAAGAAAGGAGGACTAATATATGATGCTAACTATTCATACATTGTTTAATGACCCGAACATTGTAAATGCAGTGATTCAGCGTGTCCTCAAGACAAGAAAGGACACAATTTATTGGCAGCAGTATTTGGGCTTCCGTAGGACTACTACTCGTGTATTTAAAGACTACATCGGTCAGGTTACTGGCGTGATGGCTGGTTCCATCAACTCCCGTTATGGCGAAAAGCCTATCCGTGAACGCAGGAATATCGGTTCCGGATATGGTGAGATTGCCTATTTGGGTGACCGCTATCAAATCTCAATCGACCGTTTGTCTGACTTGCAGGACTTGATAGATAAGTATAATGCCGCCAAACCGGAAGACCAGAAAGCAGCCATGCGTGACATCGTGGACTTCATCTATGACGATTACCGTCAGGTATTGCTGGCACCGCACAAGCGTATGGACATTATCGTAGGCTCTCTGTTGATGACTGGAGCAGCAAGCGTGAAGAACAAGGACGACAATGCCGGAGGAATTGACTTATTGAACATCGACTTGCCGTTTAAGTTTATCAAGCCGGACACAGAGGATAAAGACTATTTCGTCACTTACTTGCAGCAGAAACTGAATGAGCTGAAATCTATTTACGGCACATTCCCCAAGATGATTATGAGCCGTGGCACATTCATCAAGAATATTATCGGTTCAAGTGAATTTGGAGATAAGTTCAAAATGCAGCTTACAGGCAATGAAATGTATATGTCTACCGGGCTTATCACCTCGCAACTGGCTTCTACCATTTTTACAGGTATCGGACTTCCGGCTATTGAAATCAAGGAAGATTATGTGGTAGACCAAACAGGTAAGAATATCCCCATTTATGCAGATGGTCGTATTTCCCTGCTTCCGCAGGATAAAATCGGTTATATGCGCTTCCACACTCCTTATGAAGCTGTGGATGGTGTACCGGGACGTAATTACACTCAGGCAGATGGCGATATGCTGATTTCAGGTTACAAGGACGGCAATGGTCGCTATCTGGAATACACAGCCGAATGGATTCCGCAGATTGCGAACCCGAACCTGATTGTGAACTTCGATTTGAGTGAGATGAACGCATGACAGTAAACGATTATATATTACAGAAGTTTCAGACCTTCGGCGTTAACTTGTCGGAGGCTGACCTTTTCGATATATGTCTGAACGCAAAGATAAGCGGAGGGGGTGAGATGAACGAGGATTGCCAAACACGGGTGTCGGTGGCAATTGCGAAGTTCATCCCCTCTCTATTGCTTCGTGCCACTTCCATCAGCGAAAGCGGTTTTTCTATGTCTTGGAACATTCAAGGCATTAAGGATTACTATTCATTTCTGTGCAAGCGGTACGGTTTGAAAGACGAACTGGGTAACAAACCTAAAGTGACTTTCTTATGATATTCGCTCCACACATATTGCAGGTAAAAGTTATCACCCCGATGGATAAGGACGAGTTCGGCAGACCTATTCCCGGTACCGGTGGTGAATACTGGCAGGAGGTATGCAAGTGCCGTTGTGATGATAACACTACCAAAGAGTTTTCATCTGATAACGGCTCTGTGTATCGTCCGAATTATCATGTGGTGTGCGAGAAAAGAATTACTGTCAAGACTGGCGATGAAGTACGTTGCATGGATGGTGATGGCGTAAGAGGTCAAGGCGAAGTCTACACGGTAAAGAGTACAAACTACTTTAACTACTCGGAATTATGGATGTAGATTTCGATTTCTCAGATGTCGACTCCTTTTTCGATGAAGGAGAATGGGAGGTCGAAAAGAAGATGATTGATGTAGGCGATGAAGCCGTGAAGTACGCAGAGGAACATGGGGATTATCAAGACCATACACTCACTTTGAGAACGTCCAATGATTACGATGTCAATAAAGACGGTTTGACATTGAAAAACGAAGCGGAATACGCATCATTCGTAGAATCTAAAGGGTATGATGTTTTGAGTAGTGCTGCTTTATTTGCGGAGAAACGATTAAAAGAAGAATTTGAAAAATGAAAAAGTACATTGGAACAAAACAGATTGAAGCAGAACCTATGACAATGGGCGAGGCTTATGAAAGAGGTTTATTACAAGTTGGCAGAGTGCCTGATGCAGAGTATGCAAAGCGCATGGGTTATCACGTTAAATATGCTGACGGGTACGAGAGTTGGTCGCCAGCGGAACCGTTTGAGGAGGCGTATAAACTCGCCGATACATCACTTGACCGTATGCAGATAGAAGCCGAAGAAGTCAATGGAAGATATGTAAAGTTAGCCGCTTTCATAGATTCAGGGAAAATGGATGAAGTCGTTAATGATATGTACAACAAGTGTTTACTGGAAATGCAGTGTTGTACAATGTTCGACTATATACGGCTTCTTGATACTCGCATACAGCGTATGCAAGGTTCTGATGGTGCAAAAGTAATAAAGATGAATTTTGGTATGGCTATTATGGCTCTCAAAGCAGGTTTTCCAATTCGTAGAAGCGGTTGGAACGGAAAAGGATTAATGGTGTTCAAACAGGTTCCAGCACATATTGATAGTGATATTATCCCCAAGATGCAATCTATTCCGCAATCAGCAAAAGACCTTATTCTGAAAGGCAAGGGCTTTATTGACTACACAAGCCAGTGTCTTATTTACAATGAGAATACCGGACGCGCTGATTCATGGGTTCCGTCTATCAGTGATGTATTTGCAGAAGATTGGGAGATTGTGGAATGATAGTAACTACCGACATAGGAAACATCCTCTACCGGGACTGCAAGGCTTTCGGAATAGATCTAGTGCCTGATGGTGAAACGCTGACGGGTGAATTGAAGTCCGAAAGGATTGTCATCCACACGAAGAAACAACAGCCGGGAAAGTATTGGAAGAAATCTTTCGCAGAAGTGAATCTATGTGTACCCAATTTAAGCGAGAATGAAGCGAACACAATCCGGCTTAACGAACTCGAAAGAAAGGCTGGCAAGCTGCTTGATGATGTAGTAAGCACCTATGACGGTACAACCTATCGTTATTCTATCGAATCAATTGGCACGGAAGCGGATACAGCTTTGAAATGCCATTACGTGAATGTGAGAATTTTATTTGAAGTAATAAATGTAAAACTATAAGATTATGATTTCAGCAGTAGGAATAAAAAGAATCTTGTTTGCCGACATTGATAAGGTAACGGCAGACATTACCCCCGAAATCGCAAAGACTTTGATTCAAGCCGCTATCAAAGCGAAAGATGAGGTTTTGAATGTACACGGGGAAACGTGGCAGATTGAGGAAACGGAAGCCTCTGTCACCGGGTACAAGAACCAATTAACGGGAAAGAATTACCGTTACGATGATGTGCCGGGAGAAGTATCGCCCGCTTTCTCTATCGGACAATATGACTGGAAGACCAAGAAAGCGTTCATGGGTGGCGATGTTATTCAGGCAACATCTAAAGATGTAGGTTGGAAGCGTGCTTTGGATAAAGTTATTATCAACAAAGCATTGTTCTGTCTGACCGATGATGATGTCTGGTTCATCTTCCCAAAATGCCGTATTGTTTCCCGTGAAGCCAATACGGATAAGGCAATTGCAATCGCTGTAAAAGGCTTGGTGCAGGAACCGGGAATCGAAGGTGTTTCTTCTGAGTATAACTATGAAGAAGGGCAGATTAAAGCTTTGCAGGCATGAACTACAGTAACCATTGTACCTACTCCTTCCGATGCGACCGTAAAGCTGGACGGTGCAACGGTCAAGTCAAAGCAGGTGAATGCTGGGGCTACCGTTCACTATGAAGTGTCGAAAGTGGGGTACGTCACTCAGTCAGGAGATATTAAAACCACTCCTTCTGAAGTTGATACCACTCTTAAAAAAGAGATAACATTGGTAAAAGCACAAGAGTGATAACCGGGGGATGGATATATACCATTCCCCCTTTTAGTTTAAGAATATGAATCAAGCAGCAAAAACGGTTTCTGATGCTTTGTTAGGGCTGGATTTCATGAATGTGGAGATAGGAGGGATGGTTTATACCATTAAACCTCCTACAATTAAAATTATCTGTCGTGCCATTCATCATTTTTCCAATATCGGCATGACTGGAGATAATGTCATGGAAGCTATTAAAGAGCTTCCTGAAGCTACTGAAGATATGCTGAAAGGTATTTCATGCTTTATCTGCGGGAATGATAGTTTGGTCAAAGAATTGGAGAACGGCACTTTTGAAGAAGTCAAAGATGCCTTGGAAGTCTGTTTCTCTATGATGGATATTTCGGCTTTTCAGTGTGTCAGCTCGATGAGGAACGTGTCGATGCTGGCAGCAAGACCGAAACAGTAGGAAACACAACGTTCTTCGGGCAGATAGCCCATTTGATTGACACGCTTCATTTGAGTTATACAGAAGTGTTTGAGATTATCCCTTATCGGAATCTGCTGATGATGCAACGGGATAAATTACGCGCAGTATATGGTGGTCAGAAGGTGAATAGAATCAGTGGTAAGGAATTGGCTAATCGTAGGAAAAAGAAATAGATATGTCAAAATTATATTTTAAGATAGGTAGTGACTGGGAAGAAGTTGTAAGACTTCGTAATGAAATTGCAAAATTAAAGCAGGAGTTAATGAGCATGGATGGCACGCAGACTCCTGCTGCTTTCAAGGCTTTGAATGCCCAACTTGCTGCATCCAACCAAAGATTGGATGAGTTGGTGACTAATGCAGCCAAAGCTGGAGCGGAGATGGAAACGGGATTCAAAAGGAAAATCTTCGATGCTTCTCAGGTCGTGAATGGATTGTCGGAAAAAATAACATTTCAACGTGGAACTATCCAACAATTGAAAAATGAATTGTCCGGTCTTAAAGACAAGTATCGTGAAGCATTAAAACAGGATGGTGATACTTCTTCCTTAGAAGCTAAAATAAGGTCTACAAATGAAAAATTGAAAGAGCAAAAAAGTTCTTTATTTAACCTTACCCAGGAACAGGCTAACGCCCGCTTGTCAGTAAAGAAGCTCCGCGATGAATATGCTTTGTATCGGCAAGATGGTGAAAAAAATGTAGATGTAACTAAGCAGGTGGAACAAGCCATGTCTAATATGGGTAAGAAACTGCTGGGAGGTTATTCAATCAAAGAATTCTTGTCAAGTATGATTCGTGTTCGTGGCGAATTTCAATCCATGCAGACCGCTATTGAGACTATGGTTGGAAAGGATATGGCAGGGCAACTGATTCCGCAAATCAAGGAGCTGGCTAAGATTTCTCCACTTACTATGTCAGATATGGTTGGAGCAGAAAAGATGATGCTTGGATTTAACATACAAGCAGAAGACACTATCAAATACTTGAAAGCCATTAGTGATATTTCTATGGGGGAATCCAGTAAGTTCAATTCGCTAACTTTGGCATTTTCACAGATGTCAGCAGCGGGTAAACTTATGGGGCAGGATTTGAATCAAATGATAAACGCTGGATTCAACCCGTTACAGATTATCTCCGAAAAGACCGGAAAATCTATCGCAACTTTGAAAGATGAAATGTCCAAAGGTGCTGTTTCCGCTGAAATGGTTCAACAGGCATTCATTGATGCAACTTCCGCAGGTGGTAAGTTCTATAATATGTCTGAGAATGCCTCAAAGACTATCAATGGTCAGTTGTCTATGATGCAGGATGCTTTGGATTCCGTGTTTAACGAATTGGGAACAAAGTCGGAAAGTGTTATCATGGACGGTATTCAAATGACAACTTCGTTGATTCAGAATTATGAAACAGTAGGTAAGATCTTGGCTGGATTAGTGGTTACTTATGGTACATACCGGACCGCAGTGATGCTTGTTACTGCTGCCGAAAGTAAACATACTCTTGTGGAGATTGGACTTACCAATGCCCGTTTATTGGCACGAAAAGCGCAGTTAGCTTTAAACGCTGCAATGCTTACCAATCCTTATGTGTTGTTGGCAACGGCGGTTGTAGGGCTTGGAGCTGCCATGTGGGCATTATCCGACAGCACAACATCTGCTGAACGTGCTTTGGACTCGTACAACAAGAAAATAGAAAAACTCAACACGGACGAAGAAGATCGGAAACGTACTTTGGAAGGTCTTGTTAGCACCATTAATAGCGAGGTGGAAGCCGAGACCACTAAACTTAAAGCTTTAAAAGATATTGAGGAACTATATCCAGCACTCTTTAGGAAATATGTTGATGAGAAAGGCCATATACAGGATTTGACTGGTTTTTGGAAGGCATATAATGAAGAAGTTGTAAAATCCAGAACACTGTCAAAACAGGCTATAGTCGAGTCCTTGGAACAACAGATAAAAAGTGCGGAATGGGCTTATAATTTAGCTAAGAAGGAGAACAACCGTTCCGAAATGAAGGTTCAGGCACAGCGTATCGAAGACCTGAAAAATGAATTGGCAAACGCAAGAAAAGATGTCTTGTCAGAAATCAATACCCAATTGGAAGTTGAGAACAGACAGGAAACACAAGAAACTACATATCAAGAGGATTTGGCAAATGCTAAAGTCGAATGGGAGAAAGCGAAAAAAGGGTACGAGGCCTTAATCAAAGATCAGACGGCTACATCGAAACAGGTGAAAGAAGCCAAAGATAAGATGGAGGCATCCGAAAAGACATACAAGGAGCTGGGCGGAGTAACCGGAAGCGCACTGACCAGACAGGAAAATCTAGCAAAAAAGCAAAAAGAAAATCAGGAAAAGCTGGACGAACAACTTCTTTCACTTCACCGTCAGAACCAACAGGATGAAATCAACCTGATGAGAGAAGGCACGGAAAAGAAGTTGAAACAGATTGACCTTGATTATCAGAAACAGATTGATGCGATAAGAAAACAGGAGGAAGAATGGAGCAAAGCCGGTAACGGTAAGCTGACCGACAAGCAGGCACAGAAAATTTCAGAAGCTTATACCAATGCCGAAAGTATGAGAGATAAAGATATTTCCGATGTAACTGAAGGACAGCTGAAAGCCGAACAACAGGCTTTGAACGACTACTTGAAAGAATATGGCACGTTCCAGCAGCAGAAATTGGCTATCGCCCAAGAGTATGCGGAAAAAATAAGGAAAGCACAGGAAGAAAACGGTGTTAATAGTGCACAAGTAAAGTTACTGGAGAAACAACGTGATGTTGCCATACAGAACAAGGAAACAGAAGCCATAAAAGCCAATATAGATTGGGTTACTGTGTTCGGTGAGTTTGGTTCCATGTTTTCCGACATGATAAAGCCCGCCTTGGACGAAGCGAAAAAATATGTACGGACTGACAAGTTCAAGAACTCCGATCAGGCAAGCCAGAAATCATTGATTGACGCCATCAGCCAGATGGAAAAGTCTTTGGGTGGTACAAGTGGAGTCAACTTCAAGAAACTTGGAGAGGATGTAAAAGCCTATCAAATAGCAGAACAGAATCGTATCAGTGCCATAGGGATTGAAACAGCTGCTTTGGAAAGACTAAAGAAATCACAGGATGATTACGCCAAAGCGCAGAAGGGCGGAACGGAAAGTGAGAAACAAGCCGCAGCAAACGCTCTTGAAACAGCACGGCAGAATGCTGACATTGCATCCGCCAATGTGAAGACACAGACTGATATCGCCAATCAGGCCCAGCGTAATGTGACTGATACCGCCACCAGACTGAAAGCAAGCATGGAAAATTTGTTGGGAGGCTTGCAGCAGATTTCATCCGGTGGATTGTATAACGCATATAGCGGAATTATCAAAACCGTGAACGGATTCAAGGATGTCATAGGAAAAACGTCAGAATCTCTTAAGGAGGTCCCCATTGTCGGATGGATTCTGTCCATCATTGACGTACTCAAAGACGGATTAAGTGATCTTGTCGGTGGTCTGCTTGATGCTGTTCTGAACGCTGTCAGTGGAATTATCGGTGATGTCTTGTCAGGGGATTTGTTTGTCACAATCGGCAAGTCATTGAGGAACGGCATAGGAAACATCCTGAACGCAATCTCATTCGGAGGCTTCAACTCCTTGTTTGGAATAGGTGGAAACGCCAAGGAAGTACAGGAAACGATAGACAGGCTGACGGACAGGAATGAAACTTTGCAAACGGCCATCGAGGATCTGACTGACGAGATGAAGGCAAGCAAGGGAATGAAATCGGTTGAATCTTACAGGGAAGCTGTAAAGTATCAGGAGGAAGTCAATAAAAACTATCTGCAAATAGCAAAGGAGCAAGCCGGATATCATAAGAGCCACGGCAGCTGGCAGCATTATCTGAAATGGACGGATGAAATGCTGGAACACGCAAGAAAAGCTACCGGCATGCAGGATTTCTCCGGCACCGATTCCTTGTGGAATCTGACCCCCGAACAGATGAAGGCTCTACGGTCGGACGTATGGTTATGGGATATCATGAAATCTTCCGGTAAGGGAGGTTACGGTGAGCGTGTTACCGACAAGCTGGATGATTATATAGAGCAGGCAGGAAAACTGGAAGAACTGACCGACAGTCTTTATGAGGGCCTGATCGGAATGTCATTCGATTCCATGTATGACAGTTTTATAAGCAGTCTGATGGATATGGAGAAGAGTGCGGAGGATTTTGCTGATGACATATCCAAATATTTCATGCAGGCGATGCTGTCAAATGCCATCGGTGAACAGTTTAGTGACAAACTGAGGACATGGTATGATAAATTCGGTGAAGCCATGAAGGATGATGGTACGCTTGATAATAATGAGCGTAAGGAGCTGATGGATGAATACATGGGTTATGTGGACGAAGCCATGAAGCTCCGTGACGAGCTTGCCGCAGCAACCGGATATGACAAGATTTCACAGGAAGCAGCTTCCCAGTCTGCAAGCAGCAAAGGTTTCCAAACCATGTCTCAAGATACCGGCGAAGAGTTGAACGGGCGGTTTACAGCATTGCAGATTGCAGGAGAAGAGATAAAGAATCAGAATATTATTCAATCTCAATCACTTAATCTACTGACAGTAAAAGCAGATGCTCTACTTTCCATAAATACGGAAACAAGGAATATCGCTGATGATACGCGAGATTTGATAGCACAATCTTATCTTGAATTGGTACAGATTTCAGAAAATACAGGGGCAATTGTCAAACCTATTCAACAGATGCAAAGAGATATAGCAGAAGTTAAAAAGAATACAGCAAAATTATAGTCTATGGATGAATTATTAATTAATGGCGAAAACGCTTATACAACATGGGGTGTGAGAATGGGAGAGGGGTTTCTTGATGTTATTGGGGCATCCGCTTCCATGAAGGATTTTATTGAGAACAAAAGCCGACTTGAACATGGGAAACGGGTAATAATCAATAATCCTAAAGTCGATGAGAGGGAAATAACTCTTTCGTTCACTATCGAGGGTAATTCTCAGTCTGACTATCAAGCAAAGAAGAAAGCTTTCTTTGATGAGCTGTATAAAGGTGTGGTTGATATTCAAGTTCCGGCTAACAGTAATGAGATTTATCATCTGATTTATCTTGGGAAAAGCGTTGCTTACGCACAGAGTTTAGACCGAACTTTTGGAAAAATTTCAGCCAAGTTTAACGAGCCCAATCCGGCAAACAGAAGCTAATTCACGACATTGGTTTTATTGTCGTGTATGTGAGTGCTCAAAATTGGGCACTCTTTTTTTTATCCCCGAACTTTGAAGACATGGAACAAATCGACATCAAAGACATATCCGGTGCTATCCAGCTTACAACTTTGATCAATGAAGGCTGCAAGCGTAAGTTCACTCTGATGAAGGAGGACTACATCATGTTAAAGTTCTC